AGAGTTGATTTTATTGGTGGCTGCTATCAAGTCGAGCGGCCCGCCGGTTGCGTCAAAGTCTGAGTAGTTGCGAACTATCTTCGCCGTGACGATTAGCTCTTCAGTTTGCAGCCCCTCGTAATAGTCAAACGCTGAGTTTGTGAGTGCTCGCCGGGTTGAGCCGTCCCAGTAATAGAGTGCGGGCACCTGACTTGGCTGAGAAGAGAAACTCCACTCGGCAGTGCGTGACGTTGGAGCAAGCAGCTCGTTGGCGGAGATGACGCCATATTCCGCAGTCACAAGAACGTGATACGGGGAGTCAGAGAACCGCTCGGCCACGGTGACTTTCCGGAGCCCCACGTACGCATTCGCAATGTCTGGGTGCGACGAGCCGTAGTTGTCGAGCGAGAGGTGCGAGATGACAGCAGCGTGAGATGTCGGGCTGTTCTGTAGCGTGTCATCCGTAAGAGTGACGGCCCACGTGCGGACTGCCTTTGGCGATCCGGCAAGCTCGTTTTCAAATGTGCGTGCGAGTTCGTTTGATGAAGCGACAGCCACGCTAGATGCCTCCCACGTCCGCATAGCCGACAATGGCCACGGGCGTGTTGAAATAGTTGGCAGCCGCCTGGCCAATGCCTGCGGCGATCTGCTCGAGCAGCTTTGTCTGTAGACGCTCTTGGATCAGTCGCGGATCTTGAGCCCCGGCGGCAAGGTTCAGCACCAGTGCCGCACCTTCAGCCGTGCGGATGTCTTGCGCGTTGACCGTGCCCTGGCCGAGCGTGTTGAGTTTGGCGAGCCGCTCTTCTTGCCGCTTGGCTTCGGCCTCGGCGGCCTTGCGCTGCTCCTCAAAAATACGCTGCTGCTCCTTGGCGTACTCCTCCTGAGCCTTGGCCTGCTGCTGCTGGTACGCCTGCAGTGCTTGGTCCTGCTGCTTGCGGTAGTTCTCTTGGGCCTTGAGAAGTTCTTCGTTCTGCCGCTTCTGGTTCTCGACGGCCTCGGCTGCGTCCTTCTCCTTCTGCTTCTTCACTTTTTCGAGGTGCTCAAGCTCGGCGTTGAAAAGGTCCTGCTGCCGCTGAACCTCCTGCTGGTACGCCTCGGCATTCAGGATGCCGTCGCGGGCCTGCTCCTGGGCGGCAGCAATGCCCTCCTGCAAGCGCACGGCAGCATCAAACCCGGCTTGCCCAAACTGCTGCGACTTTGCAATCAGTCCGTCGATGTTGCGGTTGACGTTGTCGAAAGCCGCCTGGAAGCCTTGGTCGAAGCCCTGGTCGAGTGCCTGCTGCTGCTCCTCAAGGCTAGCCTGCAGTTGATCAAGCTCTGCCTGACGGGCAGCCGCAGCGTCGGCCTGGGCGACGTTGCCGGCCTCACGGGCGGCAGCGAGTTCCGCAGAGACGCGTGCCTGCTCGCGTTGCACGGCCTGCAGATCCGCCTCAATCTTGGCGGCAGCGTCGTTTGACTGCAGCAGTGAGTCGATGCGTTTCTTGTCGGCGTCCGCTTGAGCGGTGGCAGCCTCAGCCGCGGCCTGCCGAGCGGCAATCTCTTGGTTCAGTTTTCCGTTCAGATCATCCATGAAGCCGTTCATGATCTGAATCTGGTCGGCAGTAAGCTCGCCAGCCGCAGCCATCTCCTGGAACTTGGCAACCGTTTCGGCCGACTGCTGAAAGAACACGTCGCCGCCGCTTTCGGCAGTCTTGAAGTAAGCGTCGAGCCGCTCTTGAGCATCGCCAAGATCGGCCTGCACTTTGACTTCCGGCCGGCGTGCGTTCTCGATCTCTGACCGCAGCCCGCTTAAAAACTGCTGGGCGGCCCCTTGGCCAGCGGCGGCAGCGTTGCCTTCTCCTCCGGTAAAAATGCTGTTAAAGGTTTCCGCAGCATTGGCCGCAGCAGCCTCCATCTCTGCGGCGTTACGCCTTGCGTTTTCTTCTGACGCAGCCGCAAGCCCTGCGCCGAACTGCTCTAGATCGTCGCTGACGTAACTGCCAAGAGACTCAACGATTTTTCCAAAGCCAATCAGCAGGGCGTCGATGCCAAGCTGCACGGCGTTAAATCCGGCACGCAGTCCCTCGGCGGCAGACAGCAGGATTTTGCTAGTGACATCAAAAACGTCAGCGGCAAATGCAAACGTCTCGCCGAGATCGCCGAAGTTCTCAACAAACAGATCAAAGATGCCGGCAAAGTATTCGGCACCCTCAAGCAGCACATCGGTTATGGCGTTGGCAATACCCGTCCCGCCTTCGCCCTGCGCACCGCTCCACTCTTCGACAAAACGCAAGAACTGATCCGTGACGGCGGTGACTGCTGGGGCGAGGTTGCCGATGACCTGACCGATGATGCCGTCGAGTGTGGCACGGACAAGATCAAAGGCGTCGTTCATATCGGCCACGTTGCCAACCTGCTGCTCGCTCACGATGATTCCGAGCCGCTCAGCACGGGCCTGTAGCTCTTCAATGCTGGCTGCACCTTCACGAAACAGCGGTGCGAGTGCAGCCCCCTGCTTGCCAAAGATCGCAACGGCAGCCGCAGCCCTGTCGGCCGCAGTCGGCAGCTGCGAGATGGCGTCGCCAATCTCGGAGAACTGCTGCTCTGGCGAGAGTGCCCGCAAGTCCGCAAGCGATAGGTTGATGCCTTTCAGTGCTTTATCCAGAGCGTCGCCTGGCGTCGCTTTGCCGATGTTTACTGCCAACTTCTGGACGGCGGCCCCAAACTGCTCGGTGTCCACGCCAGCCAGTTTGGCTGCGAGCGAGTAGCCCTGCAAAGCCTCAACGCCGATGCCGCTGCGTGCGGAGAAATCGTTTAGGGAGTCAAGCGACGTATTCACGCTGGCGACTAGCGACGTGATGCGCGTGGCTACGTCGCGGATGGCATTGCCGATTGCCTGGACGCCACCAACAAACAATCTGCCAAGCTCAACACCAGCAAGGAATCTAACATTGCGAGTCAGAGACTCCATACTCTTGTCGGTCTTTTGGGCCGATGTGCCGGCACGGTCTAAGTCTGTGCGAGCCTTTTCCATCGCACGGTTGTAGGTTTCTTGCGAGATGCGGCCAGCGCGAAGCTGTTCTTCAAGCTCATCAACGGCAGCTTCGTAACGCTCAATCGGCGACAGGTTCGCTTCGGTGATCTGCGCAGCACGCTTGAACGCGGCAGCCTCTTTGTTGATTTCGTTAGTCAGTTCTTCGTAACGAGCAGCAAAGTCTTTAGCACTGATCTCGCCGCGAGCAAGGCTGTCTGACAAATCAGATAGCGACTTTGACGCGTTCGCTTGTGCGGTGGCCGCCGCAGCACTGGTACCAGCAAACTGATCAAAAACGCTGGTGGCCTTCGCAGCCTGCGCGCCCAGCTTCTCAAGCGCCCTCTCTGCGGGCGTGAGATTCTTGACAACGCCAGAGGCGTCGGCGTTGATCTTCATCGCCAGTGAGAGAATGTTTGCCATCAGTCCTTGGCGAAGGCCAACAGCTTCTGAAGCTCGGCCCTCATCTGGTCTACGTGTTGCGGGGCTTTTTCAATCGGGTTGAAGTCTTCGGCCTTCGGGGCTTTGCCTTGCGGGCTGTACGGTGCGAGCACGGCACTGGTGAGCAAGCCCGTCTGCCGCCACGGATCTGGCAAGGCTTGGTAGTACCGCGTAAACGCGATCCACTCCGAAAGCTCTTGCGAGTCCATGCGGCGTGACAGTTCCCGCACCGTCATGCCTAAGTGCCCAGCCAGCCGAAACAAAAACCTTCTCGTCGGCCGGGCGTTCAGTTTTTTGCGAGTTCCTCCACGTCGCTCTCAGTCATGGCGTTGTGCTTCATCGCCTTCTCGAACAGTTTTGACACGACGGCGGCCGACTTCTTCGCCAAGGCTTCGATGCCCTTCTCGTCAAAGAGCCGTTCGCCGCTCTCGGGATGGCACAGGCAGCGGGCGAGGTACTTCGTACGGAAGTTGTCCACGCCCTTTTCCTTGTTGCCGATCCACTCCCGCTCGTAGCTGTCCCGCTCCTCTACGGTCATCACTCGGATGCCGAGCACGAGCGGCTTGCCGTCGCCGCCTTTCCATTCCTTGACGGTGACTTTGAGCACCGGCATATCGTCGGCGGCGAGAATCTGTGCGGCCAGTTCAGAAACGCTGAGCATGTGTCATCCCTGAAGTCTGAGGGTCACGGCGTACCGTGCCACATCGTTCACCACGCCCGTTAGCGTGAACTTCTCAAGCACCGCCGTGCCGGTGTAGCCAAGGCCGCCGCCAGAAATCGTGACGGTGCCACGCTTGCCGTAGTTGGTGGCTGAGATGTTCGCCGTGTGCAGGCACTTCATCTCTATAGTGCCAACGTCAAGCGTCCACGTGCTGGCACGAGCGAGAGGCAGCGAGCCGCCGTGCGTTACGACGAGCTCGGCCACCTCTCCGAAAGAAGTGCCATTCCACGTAGCGGTGACGCCCGAAGCATAGGTTGCCATGACGGGCCTCCGTCACGGCTTAGCTGCGGGCAATGCGAACCGTCGCCTGGCCACGGATCGCATCCTGCGTCGCCAGCGTGAGCGTCGAGCTCTGCACGGTGCCAGCCCGGCTGAGCAGCGAAGAGCCGCCCACCGTGATCGCCAGCGTGCCGGTCGCACGGTCGGCAATCAGCGTCTTGCCGACGTAATCGAACTGCACGGTCTGCCCGGTGTCGCCGGACACGGAGCCCGCAAGGGGCAGGTCGAGCGTCTTAGCCGTCTCGCCAGCAGTCTGGCCGAGATGCGAGACATTGATCTTTTCATCCTCGGCAGTCGGGTCCGTCGCCGACACGACGATGTTGGTCACGGTGTACGTCGAGCCAGCAAACGTGAGAACTGTGCCGGCGCCGTCGTGCGGTGTCTCAAAGGCCATCTGCTAAGTCTCCTGCCAGAGGATCGAGTAGGACTGCGTTACTTGGTACACGGGCGGAAGATCGCCGCCTGCGAGCTGAACGAAGCCGTCGGACTCGCTGTCCAAGCTGACGTTCCGAACGCTTACGTATTCTGAAACGGCACCGCCCCATCCATCCAGAGATGAGCGGATCGCGTCTGCCA